ATCACCAACCCTTCTCGGAACATCTTCCAAGCCGTCCCGGGAGATCCGGATGAGGGCCATTACATCCTCGATCCCCTGAATGTGACAAATCCTCAACACTTCGGGGATGGGACGTTCCACTACGTGAAGCGGGAGAATGGCACCACAATCCGCTCCATCGCGGCTGGTCCGCTCTCAGGCATCTCGGGGGAGTGGCCCTATAACGAGGCAGAACGCCTTGCTCCTGGCACCTACAACATCACCAAGCTCTTCCCGGTGGGGGGAGTCTCTGGTGCGAGCGTGGCTGGCCATGTCCGCAAGCACTACCACTACTTCTCCGTCGAAGGCACGCGAATCGACCACTACTTCAACATCCCTATCGTGGGATTCCTGGATGGAGCGGAAGGCACCGGCTACATCGCGGTAGGGGGCGACTGGTCCGAATACATCCGCAAGGGAGAAATTGAACTGGTCGGCAACGGCATGGCCGATGGGACATATGCGCTCTTCAAGAAGTCCGAATACGTTGAGCATCATGCCTCCTGGACCGAAGAGGACCATGCTGCAGCGTTCGAGGTTGCCAAGGGGCTGACTTGGTGGTTCCCGGCCGGACAGGTTATCCGCATCAAGGACAACTCCGGGATCCCGGATGGGGACTACATCGTCTCCCGGTCTGAAGACTCTCCTCTCCTCGACGGGACGACCAGAGTCTATCTGGAGCAGGATGTCACCGACATCACGGCCGATGGCGAGATCGAGGCTTGGTATTACCGGACCCCGGACTACGGGGTGAATCCGGCGCACGCCATTGCGGAGATGCTGTTCTCCCCGTGGCCTTACGGGCTGGGGCTGGACCAGGACGAGTGGGACCTGGATTCCTTGGAGGAGGTGGGAGAGTATTTCGACCCGGACGTGGGACAGCGACTCTTCACGAGCTGGCTCGCCACGGAAGGCGAAGAGATCGAGGCGCTTTTGGGCGCCGCCATGCAGGACCTCGGGCTGGCGATCATCTGGGATACCGCTACCGGCAAGCACCGCTTCCGGCTCATCCGGGACCCGGAAGAGACCACGCCCTCGGAGGTGCAGGAGATCTCCGACGACATCATTCTCGAGCCCCTGCCGCAGATCGAGACCCTGCATGCGGACCAGAGGCCCAACCGGCTGGTCTTTGCGTTCCCGGACAGGCAGATGAACTACAGGACCTCCACCATCGCCATCGACGACGATGGGCAGGCGAGCTTCCTTGAGTATCAGAAAGCCCAGGAGGTCAAACTCACCATCATCGATCACTTCGACCCGGCGGCCATCGTGGCAGAACGCCGAAGCCAGGAGGAGCTGGCAGGGGGGTCGACGTTCATGTTCAACATGAACAGGTCGGCCAGGGAACTGTTGCCGGGGGATGTTCTTCTTGTGGAAGGGTTCGACGAGCTCCTCCGGGTGACCGGGGTCGAGTTCCAGGGGGACGAAGGGACAGTCAAGGTGGAGTGCATCACGGACATCTTCGGCACGCCCGTGAGCACGTTCCGTGCGGGACAGGGAGCGCTACCTTCTCCGGCCGAAAGTCCTGTGGAGGACTTGGCCTTCCGCGCCTTGGAGATCCCGGAGCACCTGTCCGGAAAGGGGAACCAACTGATCGGGGTCCCACGCATCCGGGCGAACCAGGCCGCAGGCTCTTCGGACATCTTCCTGTCCCTGGACGACCTGACTTACACCTACAACTCGACGGACTACGAGGTGCACTCGGGGGGAACCCTAATCGACGCCCTCGCAGCGGACGGCGAGCTCGAGGAGGCCGAGGGGCCGACGTTCACGATCCAGGGTCCGGATATTCTGGATGCCGTCGAAGACCTGACCGGTGACGACTACAACTGGAGGGCCGGCCGGCAGATCGCTTTGATCGGGGACGAGATCTGCTTCTTCCAGAAGGTGACTGCCATCAGCGGCACCACCTACCGGCTCGACGGGCTGATTCGCGCCCGGTTCGACACCCGACGCGCCGCACACGCGGAAGGCACCCAGATCTACTTGTTCCTGCGGGACAACCTGAACCAGCTCTCCGACCTGCTCCTGAGCGTAGGTGCGGATCTCTACACGAAATCCATCCCTGCCGGGGTGAGCGCAGACGTGGTCGACCCGGACAACCGCACCCTGGCTGGGAAGGGCGTGCGGCCCATGGCCCCGGAGAACCTGCGGCTGTCGGCCCCGTTCCCGTGCTTGGCCGGGTTCAAAACGGGCAACGACCTGACCTTGAACTGGGAGTATCTGAGCTCCCTGACCCCCAGGTCCGGAGCCGGTATGCAGGGCTATGGGGCTATCTGTGGCGCCTCTGAGGTGGACGGAGAGTTCCGTCTTGAGATCCTTGACGGGTCTGACGTGGTCAAACGGACCGTGACTACGTCAGGCTTGACTTACGACTATTCCAACGCTAATATGGTCTCGGACTTCACGTCCGAGCCCTCTTCCCTGAAGGCGCGGCTGACCATGGTCAGGGGTGGCCTGGACAGCGAGTCGATCACCCTGGAGATTGTGAGGTTCTAATGGCCAGACCTGATCCGGACAGCATCAGCATCAGCCACGGCTTGGAGTCGTGGGATACCGCCATCGAATCGAAGTTCGACCTCATCTTCGACACTCCGATCCCGTTGGCGGTGTATGCGGACTTCGCATCTTTGCCGGACGCCACGGCATACGAAAACTGCCTGGCGATTGCGGAGGACACGAACGACCTCTACATCTCTGACGGGTCGGATTGGATCCTGGTGGGGGTCACCACGTTCCTCGGGCTGTCCGACACACCGTCCAGCTTCACTGGCCAGGGCGGCAAGATCCTGGCCGTGAACGTGGGCGAAGACGCCCTAGAATTCATCTCTCCGGCTGCTGGAGGGAAGGGGTTCACCGGCAAGGATTTCTACGCCGACTTCTCTACCTCGGAGACGGACACCGGGCTGGCCTGGACTGACGGGAAGAAGATCTACCAGAAGGTCATTGCCATCGCTGCGTTCCCGAACGCGGCCGGGTCGCCTTCTCTCCTTCAGACCGCTCATGGAGTGGCCGGCATCGCCAAATTCGTCGATGCCTGGGGCTACGCAAAGAATGCGGCCGGGGAAACCATCCCCCTGCCCTACATCCATTCCGCGAGCGCCGGATACGGGATCTCCCTGGCTGTGGACGCCACCTACATCAACACCAGAGGCTACGGGGCGGACTTCTCGGGCTACTCTGGCCATGTGGTGATCCAATACACCAAATCCACCGACGGTGCCGCCTCCTCCGATTGGCCGAGCTACTCGGCCACGGAACAGGTCACAGGCCGCAAGCATATCAACGGGAAGCCGATCTACCGGAAGTCGTTCGTGAGTCTGGCGGGGCCATACAACACCCTCACGACGTTCAACCACGAAATCGACAACATCGAGGACGTGGTGGCCTTGCGGGGGGTCATCACCAGCTCCGCTACGGTGGACGGCATCATTGTCCCGGGATATTCGGACAATAACGGGGTGAACAGGGCCTGCTGGCTCTACTCCACCAGCACGAAGATCGGCTGGCAGACGACCACAACCGACTACTCGGCGCGGACCAATTCCCACATCCACATCGAATACACCAAGTCCACCGACCAGGGAGTTGACACATCTTCATACCTCGGCAAGGATCTGTCCTTCGAGGAGGTCAATACCGGGGTCAAGTGGATCGACGGGAAGTGGATCTACAAGAAGGTCGTCCGCACCGGGACCGGCCCCAATGCGGTGGGGATCGGCCACCACCTGAACATCCCAAACCTGGATCAGGTCCTTCGGATTCGAGGGACGGCCGCCAACAGCACCGATCACATCGGGCGCATGGCCACCCCTCTGTTCTACACCTTCGGAGCCTCGAAGCATCTGAAGTATACGGTTTCCGAAACCAAGCTCTCCATGGCCACTCAGGCGTCCGCGAACATGACCCAGATCACGGACGAGATCCTGACCATTCTCTATACCAAGACCGTCACCACTCCGCAGTCGAATGGTGGAGTCATCCGCTCCAGCGTCTCCCTCTACGTTGTTGCCTCTGGCGGCAGCTCCACGGGTGACGGGTCGCTGACTGCCCCCTTCGACTCCATTTCCAGCGCACTGGCTTGGCTGGCCGATAAGTGGATCGTCCCCACGGCCACGGTCACGATCTCGGTCGGGGCCGGCACCTACACCAGCACCAGCACTCTGAACCTGGACCACCCGTGCGCTAGGCGCATCCAGATCACCGGCTACACCACGGCGGGGACCAATCGGACCATCGCCGGGGTGAACACGGGGACCAAGACCTTCACGGTCAACGGGGTGGATTGCCGCACCGAGTTCCCAGCCGGAGCCGTCTGCAAGGTCTTCGGTTCGACTCTGAACGACGGGGCGTTCACCGTGGCGTCCAACGGCTACTCCGGGGGCAACACCACCATCGTCGTGAATGAGACGATCCGCAGCTCCACGGTGGACGGATCGATCATCGGCTACGGGCTCGTGAATCGGATCCTCTCCTTCACCGATGTTGGCGGCCTCTCCATCACCAGGTGCTTGGGATTGCTCGATGGATTCATTATCCTGGGCAACGGAGGCGGCACCGCTCAGATCGGGGTGGACATCAAGAGCAGCTCCATGGTCACCATGGGGAACAACGTCATCATCAAGGGCTTCTCTGGGGTGGGCCTGAGCCTCTCCGAGTCCTCAGCTCTGGCTGCTGGGGACATCGTGGTGGCAGCCAATGCCGGAAACAATCTCCAGCTCTCCGGGGGGTCCTCTGCAACATTCACTCCGGTTTCGACCCGGGGCGCGGCCTTCTGCCGGTCGAGCGCGGCTCGTGGAGCCTACATCACCTACAACAGCTCGGTCCTCTGCCTCTACATGATCGCCACCGAGAATCAGCTCTCGAATTGCGAGTGCTTCATCGGCGGGCTGATTGTGGCCAACACCGGGGATTTCAACTACTCCGTGGCCGGGGCCGGCATCTACCTCCGGTCCGGCTCGAAGGGCTACTTCCTCTCCGGGCCGTCAGCCCGCTACAACGGGGCGAACGGCATCCATGTCCTGGATGGATCGAGCTGCAACACCAGCACGCTGGTTGCGACACACAACACTGGATATGGGGTTCTGGCCAGTGGGCAGTCGAGCCACTCGATGGACAACTCGACGACCACGGACAATACGGTCGGCGCTGCCTCCCCGGCTGTGGGGTCGGAAGGCAACAATAACAGCCTGAATTACGGGAGCTAACATGCAAGCCGTCGTCAAGAACAACATCGTCGTCGCCACCCACCCGGACCATGTGACCATTCCTGAGGGGGCCTACCCGGGCGCGGAGATCGTCCTGGTCCCGGGCCCCGAGGTCGGACTGATCCCCGGTGACAGGTTCGACCCCAAGGAGAGGCCCGTGGCCGCCCGCGAGACCGAGGCCCGGATCCTCCGGGACAAGCTCCTGGCTGCCTCAGACTGGACCCAGCTCGGGGATGCGCCCCTGTCCGCCTCCCTCAAGGCCGAGTGGGTCACCTACCGGCAGGCCCTCCGCGACCTGGACCTCCAGGCAGAGAAGATCGTGTGGCCGCCACAGCCCGAAAAAAGTTCGAGAATTTCCTAGCGCCTAGCCAATGGCTGGCGTATCATAAGGGCAGAAGGGAGCCAGCCATGGGCAGTAGGATCGACGAGGTGACCGTGGCGTGGGTGGGGCGAGAGTTCCACCCCAAGACCAACGACGACAAAGCTGTCTACCTGTTCCTGGAGCGCCCCACCAAAGGATCCTATGGAGGCATGTATTACTTCTGGAGGGTATCCGATCCCTCCTACAAGATCCGCATGCCGGCCGGGATCGCTGTCCACTTCGGCATCCAACCGGGGGACCTGCACCCCATTCTGCAGAAAGTAGAAGGAGTCCAACGATGACTGGCAAGTGTTCCTTTCTCGACTATCTCCAGACGTTTGCCGAACGGCTGCCGGACCAGATCTCCGCAGGCGACCCCGTGGAAGTGACCGTCGAGACCAAGGGTGAGGCCCGGGCTGCTCAGGCCCTTTTCGTCCCCGGGTCGGACCTCTTCCAGCGGTTCGGTTACTGGGCAAAAGCCCAAATGCCTGCTACCCTCCTGCTCCAAAAGGTGGATGCCCTGAAGCTCCTGGGCGCCACCATCAAGGTCCTGAACAAGCACGGGCGTGCGGCAATCCTGAGAGGACCCACGGGCAACCTCCAGGTCGGATTCAAGAAGAGAGGTGCATGATGCTGGTCTTCCTCCAGGTGTCGGCTGTCGCCATGTCCGCCGCGCTGTTCGGGTTGGTGCTCCTCTACGGGAAGGAGTTCTGCAAATGAAGCGTCAAAGCCTCATTCTTGGACTCCTGGCACTGATCGTGGTTGGGGCTGTCCTAGCTCTGTCCCCTGTCACCATTCCGGCCCCCTCCGACCCTTGCCCTGTCCGGAACGAGCGCACCTACACGATCAGCTACGTTCGCCACTCCGTGGTGGACATTCATGTCGTGATGACCTACCTCACGGACGGAGAAAACCCCACTACCTATGAGATGGAGTGGGGCGGCAGCGGGCTGATCCTGGATGCCCAGGGGAGGGTTTTGACCAACTGGCATGTGGCGGACGACCAGAAGACCCCCATCAAGAGGGACTACAAGATCACGCTGGCCGACGGTCGGGTCTTCTCTGCCGTCTTCCTCCGGGCGGACATGGACGTAGACCTGGGTCTGCTCCAGATCTGCGACCCTCCTGAGGGCCTCTGGGGGGCTGTTCTTGGGGACTACGATCCGATCCTGGGCCAGGATGCCCTCGTGTTCGGATCGCCCCGTGGGCTGCGCGGAACGGTCACTCACGGCATCGTGAGCGGGCTGGACCGGGAGATCAATGTCCGGCTCTGCCGGCACCTCTCATCCCCTCAGACCTCGGTGCTCTACAAGGGGCTCCTCCAGATCGACGCCCCTATCAACCCAGGGAACTCTGGAGGGCCGGTGACGGACCTCTACGGTAGGGTGATCGGCCTGGTCAACTGCGGCGGATCTGGAGATGGGATGGGCTTCGCGGTCCCTTTGAAAAACATCAAGAAATTCCTGAACGGATAAAGTGGCCGAACGTCTTCCGGAACAGTTCGATGGCCCCCTCCCTACTCCGAAGAGTAGGTTGGCCAAGGCCGCAGACGAGAAGCGAGAACGACAGGAGTTCTGGCATCTAGCCTTCCTCTACGACCAGATGACGCTGGAGGAGAAGGAAGAGTTCGGGCTCTTTGACAGAGTAGTCATGGCCTACCGGATCTGTCGCCAACTGTGCCGCACGAAGGGGATCCTCAGTGATGACGAGCCCCTCTGCGCCACTGTTGGCCACAGCCCCTCTCCCTGGACGGCCGCCGTGGTCTCCTCTCCCCAGGAGGACACAGACGACCTGTCCCTGGAGGCCAAGGTGTCGGCCCTGGCAACCCCCACGCCCATTTACCCACCGGAGGACGAAGAGGACGAGAGCTTCGAGGCTTTCTTTGCTGCGGCTCAGGAAGCCGCGAGGCGCCTCCAGCTCCACTCCTACAGCGCCTTCGGCAGCCAGTTCTTGCTGGACCCGAAGCACAGGCCCCTTTGGCCCAGCCCCTACACCATCCTCTCCTACGAGCACCGTCTGTTGGGGGAGATCACCAGCATCGAGATGAAGAACGGCCAGGTGGCTGTTCGAGAGGAACTGATCCTGAAGGGGTTCTTGGCTTGGGAGGTTGAATCCCTAATCAAGATCTCCAGGCACGTCCTGGTCCGCAACGTCCTCATGTCCACGGAAGAGGCCAGGGCAGTCCTCGCCCTCCGGATCGAAGACCTCATCCAGAGGGCGAGGAAGCCAGACGGTGCAGACATTCGTGCAGAGCTCGCGGCACTCAAGCTGATGGCTTGGCTCCACGGGCTGCACAAGACGGAACCTGATGATGGCATGGGAGAAGCCATCGACGTCGTTCGGAATGAGGAGATGAAGGAAAGAAAGGAAAAGGCGACATGAACGTGACGGTAGTGAAAGAGGGCCTCGAGAAAGTCCTGAGCGACATTCTCAAGGAGGCAAACAACGGCTCGAAGGACCTCCAAGAGCTCGCCAAGCAGATCGCCGCGACAGCGGTTCAGATCGCGGCCTCCACGGCGGCGAGTGGCGACGTGAGCCAGACCAAGCTCTACCACGAGCTCCTGGCCCAGACCCTGCTCCTGGCCGAAATCGCCCGGGTGCGGCTGGCCAGGGAAATCATGGCGCGGGTGCAAGCTGCGATCCAGACGGGATCGCAGATCCTGATCACGGCACTGACCCAGGTTTGAAAGGAGACAGGATCATGGAGTGGTGGAAAGACTATTCGAAGGTTCTCGGATTGGCGATGCTCGCGGCCGGCCTGACCCTCATCCTCGTCGGCAACACCGACATCGGCATTCCCCTGCTCGCAGCCGCAACGGGCGTGGCCCTGGGCAAGTCCGGCGGCACGAAGGTGACTGGTGTGCTCCTGCTCGCCGTCCTGGCCCTGCCTCTCGCCGGCTGCCAGACCGGCATGGTCCGGGTGGATGCCATCGAGCCGGCCCTTACGAGCGTGATGGAGCGCCACGACACCTACGTGAAGGAGGACCCCAACCTCACGGATCTGATGAAGGAGATCTACCTCCGAACCACGGAACTGCTCCGCAAGCTGCTCGAGGAGGCGAAGAAGTAGAATGAACAAAGAGAAGAGAGCAGCTCGCAAGAAGGCCTACTATGAGGCTAACCGAGAGCAAATCCTTGCTAAGAGTAAAGCCTACCATAAGGCTAACCGCGAGCGCTCTCTTGCTCAAAGGAAGACCTACAGAGAAGCCAACAAGGAAAAGATATTGGCCCAAAAGCTGGCTTATCGGGAAGCTAACAGGGACGAGCTGAGAAAAAAGGCAATAGCTTATTATCAAGAAAACAGAGAAGCAATAACTAGTAAGACCACAAAACGAGTTAGAGCACGTAGACAGTCAGATATAGTATTTAGGTTGCGTAAACAACTAAGGTCCAGGGTCTACTGTGCAATCAAAGGCAACTTCAAGTCTGGCTCTGCCGTCCGGGACCTCGGCTGCTCCATAGAATACCTGAAAGCCTACCTGGAGGGCCAGTTTGAGCCTGGCATGAGTTGGGACAACTGGGGACGACACGGCTGGCACATTGACCATATCCACCCTCTGGCATCATTCGACTTGACCGACCCAGAGCAGTTCAAGCAGGCAGTTCACTACACCAACCTCCAGCCCCTGTGGGCGAAGGATAACTTAGAGAAGGGGACGAAATGAGCAAAGCAGAAGAGATGGAAAACTGCCCACTCAGCGAGCCCTTCATGCTGCGCTTCGAGAACCTGGAGGGAGACATCCAAGAGATTCGCAAAGCCCTTCTAGGTAACGGTCGGCCTGGGCTCCTGGACCGTGTCTCTAAGGCCGAAGGGCAAATCAAGGTCGTCTACGGGGTCCTGGGGGCACTCGGGGCTGGGGTGATCGCTCTTATCGTTCGTCTGGTAGACAAGCTGTTCTGATGGCCGCTCGGACCAGGTTCGGCAAGGCGTGGGAACGGGTCTTCCCAGAGATCAAGCGGGATCTCTTTGCCTACTCCTGGTATCTGAACTGGAAGCCCACAGCCCAGCAGCAGGACGTCCTCGAGCTTTGGATGAACGAGAAGCTCGGCCGGCTAGAGGAGAAGAAGGGCCGCATCGCCATCAAGTCCGGGCAGGGACCAGGGAAGACCACCCTGACGGGCGTTGGCATGTCCTGGAGCGTGCTCCAATACGTGGACACCCTCGGGATCGTCACGGCCCCCACCATGCGCCAGTGCAAGGACGTCTGGCTGTCCGAGTTCCGTCGAACCATGGGCAACGCATGCCCTCTGCTCCAGAAGATCATCATCCCCTCCAAGTCCAGGGTGACGTTCTTCAACCGACCGGACTGGCAGATCCGGCTCATCTCCTCTGCCAAGCCAGAGAACGCCCAGGGCTTCCACCAGAAGCGCCTGATCTTCCTGGTCGAGGAATGTGCCGGCGTGCCTCGAGAGATCCAGGAGCAGATCAAGGGAACCCTCACGAACGAAGACTCCCTGCTGGTCTGCATCGGAAACCCCAACCTGCGGGACTGCGCGTTCTTCGACTGCTTCAACAAGGACCGCGAGCTCTGGCACACGTTCACCATGAACGCGGAGGACTCGGAGATCGTGTCCAAGGAGAACATCGAGCGCATCGCGGAAGAGTTCGGAAGGGACAGCGACGTTTTCCGTGTGCGCGTGCTCGGGGAATTCCCGGAGCAGGACCCCAACACCGTGATGAACCCCGACGACCTCGAGGCGTGCTCCAACAACGACGCCTTGAAGTTCTCCCAGACCGGGAACCAGAAGCAATTTGGCCTCGACCTTGCGCGGTTTGGGTCGGACGAGAGCGTGGTGGCGCAACGCAAAGGCAACGCCATCATCGGCTACAAGTTCTTCGTCAAGAAGGAGCCCATCGAGGTCTGCCGGTATGCCCTGCACCTGCAGCTCGCCTGCAACTGGGGCGACTCGGATACCGTGTTCGTCCCGGACGCCGGAGGACTTGGTCAGGGAGTGGTGCACGTCTTCAAGGGCAAGAAGCACCTCGAGTTTCACTCGGAAGGCGTCTCCACAAAGAAGGAATACGCCAACCGCATCACAGAGGCCTACTTCTGCCTTCGGGACAAGGTGCGGAACCGAAGCATCAGCATCCCAAAGGACCAGAGACTCATCTCCCAGCTTGCGACCAGGCAATACTACATCAACAAGAAGGGACAACTGATCCTGGAGGCCAAGGACGACTACATCAAGCGTCTCGGGCATTCCCCAGACCGAGCTGACGCCGTTGCCCTGGCCTTCTACGACCGGGCGATCTCTGGGGGCTATGTGGGGCTACATCCATGATCTGTAAGTGCGGGGGCAGGATCACCATCACCCACTCCTTCAGCGACCCGACATGCGGGAGGACGAGCCAGGGGTTCTGCCAGAAGTGCTTCAAGAAGTTCACTTGCGTCTCGGTGATCTATACTGAGGCAAGCGGGAGGGGAAAAGGGGCTCACGCCACCCTCCAGCGCTTGCGCAAAGGGGACCTACAGGTAAAATTCGAGGAGTCTAAGGAGGTTCGCGGTGCCAAAGAAGAAGCCGAAGAAGTCCCCCACCAAGGGGTCGGGATGGAACGAGGCATCCTACATCCAGAGGATCAAGTCCCTGGAGAAAGCCCTCAAGGACCAGAAGGGAACCGGCCAGAACGTGGTGAATCTGGAACGGAAAGCCCAGGCCCTGGAGGGGCAGCTTCAGGATGCGAAGGAGGCCCTGGAACGGGCCCGGCCCCTGATCCAGGAGAACAACCGGCTCCGGTCGAAGCTCCGGGCAGGCGAGGGCGCCGCCGAAACGATCGTAGAGATCGTGGGCGGGCTCCTGGCGGAACGCCCAACGCAGATCCTCGTCCCCCAGCCCCAGGTCCTGAAAGGGCCCTTCCAGAAGCCAAGTGAGCCCAACATCGGCCTGGTGCACCTGAGCGACCTGCACATGGGCGCTGTGACCCCGTCCTTCGACTCCAAGATCTGCGCGGACCGAATCCGCGAGCTGGGCCGCAAGGTCACGCGGTGCCTCCGGGTCCACAACACGGCCATGCAGGTGGAGGAGCTGCATGTCCTGCTGGGGGGAGATTTGGTCGAAGGGGATCAGATCTTCCCCCACCAGGCCCACCTGATCGACCAAGAAGTCTTCGCCCAGGCTTGCTTCGCCTGCCCAGAGGCCCTGGCGGAGATCGTGGCCGGCTGGGCCAGCGTCTTCCCCAAGATCAAGGTGGTCGGGGTGAGGGGGAACCACGGACGGTGCGGGTCCAAGCACACTTCCAGCAGCCCCAAGACGAACTGGGACGCGGTGTGCATGAAGATCCTCTCCATGCTCCTGAAGCCCTTCGAGAACGTGGAGATCAAGCTCAGTGACACCTTCTACATCGTGGACAAGATCTTCCCGGAGTGGAGCATCCTGCTCACCCACGGGGACCAGATCCGGGGCGTGAACGGAGTGCCCTGGTATGGGACCCAGAGGAAGGCATCCGGCTGGGTCGACTCCATCCCGGAGTTCTGGAACATCCTGATGGCAGGACACTTCCACACGCCCATGAGCGTGTGCCAATCCGACCGTTGGATCTTCGGCAACGGCACCCTCAAGTCGGGAGACGAATACGCCCTGAGCCAAATGGCCGCAGCCGGCACGCCCTCCCAGCGCCTCCTGGTCGTGAACCAGAAGCACGGCCCCATCTGTGACCTGATGATCCGCCTGACCTCGGGGCTCCAGTGAGCCGACAAAGCCGGCGGAAGCGCCGGCAGTCCTACTTTGATCGCCGCCTCAGAAGGGGCGCTCAGGGTCCAGGAGGACCAAGGAGAGGAAGAAGGTCGAGATGACACCAGAGGAAAGTAGGGCCTACTATAAAGCCTACCGTGAGGCCAATATGGAGAAGGTCCTGGCGCGGGAAAAGGCATATAGAGAAGCAAACAAAGAAAAGATCAAGGCTCGGAAGAAGGCCTACTATGAAGCCAACAAGAAGAAAAAGAAGGTCAGCGACAAGGCCTACCGCGAAGCCAACAAGGAGAAGATAAAGGCCCTGCAGAAGGCCTACCGCGAAGCCAACAAGGAGAAGGCCAAGAATTACCACAAGACCTGGAGGGAGGATAACAAGGAAAAGATGAAGTCCTACTATAAGGCCTACCGGGAGGCCAATAGGGAGCGCCTATGTGAAAAAGATAGAATATATCAAAGAACACACAAAGAAGATAGGAAGAATTATTATTCGAAAGAATACAACAATAATCCAGAATTCAAACTAAGAATGCTCCTTAGGTCAAGACTAAACAGAGCCATTAAGAACAGCCAGAAGACAGGCTCTGCTGTCCACGACCTCGGCTGTTCCGTAGAATACCTGAAGGCTTACCTGGAAGGACAGTTTGAGCCGGGGATGAGCTGGGAGAACCACGGCGAGTGGCACATCGACCACATCGTCCCTCTGGCGTCCTTCGACTTGACCGACAGGGAACAGCTTCTCAAAGCGTGCCACTACACCAATCTCCAGCCCCTCTGGGCGAAGGACAACCTGAGCAAGGGGGATTCGATCTGAGACGCTGGTGAAAATTTTTAGACCATTCCTTTGCCTGTCTCACACATCTAGGGTATGTTTGTTTGTCAGAGGCGACCCGGCAATGTGCCGATTGAGCCTCATCCAGTTGCCGGTCTGGGGTGAAAACCGGCGCTTTTTAACCAAAAGGAGAACGGCGATGAAAAAAGACGAAGCGATTCGGCTGATCGAAGAGATGCACGAAGACGTAGTGACCCGGGAACTGGAACTCCGGGCCCTCACAATCGAGAAGTGTGATGCCAGGGCCAGGATCGAGAGATTGGAGACCCTGCTCAAGGCACTGGAGACTCGCCCGACCCTCACGGACATAGGAGGGCTCCAGGAGAGCATCAATGCCCGGGAGTCCGAGATCGCCCAGCTCCGGCGGGAGAAGCAGCACCGGGACGCCGAGATCAATATACTCCGGAACCGGGCTATCGAGTTAGACCGCTACTCCCATGAACGAGAGCTGAAACTGGTGAAGGAGACGAAGGAGGCAAAGGCGAAGCTCCGGTTCTGGAAGGGGTGGGGCGTCGTCATCGGCATGATGGTCGCCAACGTCATCTGGTTCATCTCGAAGGTGGTCTTCTGATGAACTGGACCGACGCGGTAAACGGGGGATACGAGTCCTTAGCGTCCCTGTTCCTGCTCATCAACGTGATGAGGCTCCATAGGGACAAGGAGTGCAAGGGCGTGTCCATCGCCCCCACGGCCTTCTTTGCGTCTTGGGGATATTGGAACCTGTTCTTCTTCCCCTACAACGGCCTCTGGTTCAGCGCAATCGCGTGTGGGCTCGTGGCCCTCGTGAACACCTTCTGGGTTGGACAGATGATCTACTACAGCCGGAGGCAGAAATGACCAAGGATGAGCTTTGGAAAATGGTCCAGGACGCCAAGGCGGACCTGGCCGAGCGCCTCCACAATGCCCACTGGGGGATCCCCTGTCTTGCCTCGGCGTGCGTGGTCATGGTTGCCTGCATACTCTGGAAGCTGCTGTGAAATCCGACCACATCCAACTGGCCAGCAGTCTCATCTTCCTGACCTCGGCGTGCGTGTTCTTGGTCGGGAGCTTGATCGGGTTGGCGAGGGAGCGGAGGCAGAAATGACCAAGGAAGAGCTTTACGATTTATTCACTCGGGCCAGAGCGGCCCGATTAGTGGCCCGAGAGGCTTGGGACGCGCACATCACATCCCTTGGAGGCTACCAGACGGACTACTGGCGGAAGCTGGCCGAGGCGGACAAGATCACCGAGAACGTCTTGAACATCATCCGCGAGGAGATCGAGCGATGAACGTAGAAGATCTACAGCGTGAATTGGAAGAGGCCAAGCGGGTCCTAGAGATCGCTTCGAAGAACCTCACGGCCGCCAAGCGGTCCTACGACGAGGCCCTCCGGGCATTCCTGTTGGGCCGGCGGGAGCAAATCCACTCCTTCCAGATCAAGTTCCCTGGCAGGTTCCCCGAGGAGAGGAAGCCATGAAGAAAGAGCGTAGGCTAAAGGCAACAAAAGATCAAATTGAAGAGGAGCAAAGAAAAAAGAGAGAATGGTATCATGCTCAAACCCCCGAGCAGAAAGAAAGAGCCAAAAGGCTAAGAAAAGAGAACAGGCTCAATCGCTCTCAGGAACAGAAAGAGAAAGACAATAAAACACGCAGACGATGGTTAAAGGAACACCCAGTGCGCAAGATTTTTCTAAATATAAGAGCAAGGGCGGGGCGCAGAGGTTTAGAATTTGATCTAACGGAAGAATGGATCAAGACTAGGTTTGAGAAAGGTTGCGAAGTCACCGGCAGAGCTTTTGATTACTTAGTGCCTGGAGGGCGCACTATAGACACTGCGTCCATTGATCGCATAGATAGCACCAAGGGCTACACCATGGACAACTGCCGCATGGTGGTCTGGGGCTGGAACATGGCCTGTAGCACTTGGGGAGAGAAGGCTCTCTTAAAGATGTTTGAAGACAGGCAGGAGCAGGAGGCAACACCATGAATCACGTTCTTTTCTTAGATGTTGACGGGGTGTTGACGAAATTTGCCGAAAGCGCCGCAGAGGCATGTGAACATCCTGGAGCATCCATCGACTGCTGGGACTTCTTCAAAAGGTGGGGGCTCACTGAGGAGCAGTTCTGGTCAATCCTGGACTCGAAGGGGGAGCGTTTCTGGTCCGACATGCCCTTCCTGTCCTGGGCAGATGAGGTCCTGGCCATGTGTAGGGAGTATGCTGACAAGGTGGTTCTCCTCACCAGCCCCCCAAGAGTGGCCCATGCGTGGAGCGGTAGAGTCCTGTCCCTTCAGCGCAGATTCGGTGGACCTACGTTCAGGGACTACATCCTATGCCCAGCAGGCCACAAAGAGTTGCTGGCAGGTCCTGGCAGGGTTCTGGTAGATGACCGAGACGAGAACTGTGCCATGTTTCGAGCCGCAGGAGGCGAAGCAATCGTATTTCCTCGTCTCTGGAACTCCGGACGTGTGGTAGACTGTTGGCAGTCCTATCTAGAGCGCAATTTGAAACTATGGAGGCGGACATGAACAAGGAGCACGGCTGGCTTTTGAAGAACGGCGGCGGCGGATTCTACAGCGTGGATGAGGACGATTTCTTCGACACCCCGGAGGAAGGCTGCTTCTTCCTCTTCCAGGAGGACGCCTTTGATTTCGTGCAGGTCCTGCTGGAAGACGACATCAAAGTCCAGGTCGTCCCGGCCACCTGGGATGACGGCTACGTGAAGGAGGTGACGAAATGAGGACCAAAGACCTCATCAAGCGCCTGGAGCAGATCCTGCTCGATCTGCCGGCCGAGGCCATGCGCCAGGGCAGCGAGCTGGACGACCTGATCGAGGAGTTGAAGGCCGGCTCCAAGCCAAAAGTTCCGGCCGAACGCGGCTACATCATCGCTACGTGGGACAAGCACACCCTCTACTTCACCGGGACCGGCTGGGTGAAGGACCTTCAACTGGCCTACGTTTACCCGACGAGGGAATTGGCCCTGGAGTTTTTCGGTGGGCGCGGCTACGAGATCTATCCCGTCGTCCGAAACAAGCACGGAAAGTTGAGGAGGTTGTTCACATGAACCAGCAGCGCATCACCAAGTATCTGGAGGAGTTCGACACCAAGGAGGATTTCGGCCTATTGTATGACTTCATCCAGAAGTTAAAGAACCCGCCGAAGCCGGCCCCGCGAGAATATGGGCTCATCATTGCAAGGCACATTGGCATGGAGGAATTCTTCACGGGAGCCGGGTGGAGCAGGAAGTTACAGGAAGCTCGCGTTTACCAGGAAACGGGACCCCTACACTACGGAGAGCAAGTCTATCGGGTTGTCCGCAACAAGAACGGCAAGATCAGGAGGATCTTCCAATGAGCCAGCAGCGCATCATCTTCACGGTGGAAAACGCCACCACCAGCCGGGATGCTTCCCAGACGGAACTCATGGTCGAGGGAAACCTACTGATCCTCTCCTCCGAAGCCGGAGTCCTGCCTGGATGGTCCATCGTCTACGAATCCGAGGAGGAGGCCCGGCGTGCGTTCAACAGGATCAACACGGCTCTGGCGGACGGGGAGCCCGTGGTCTACGTCCCGGGGCCCGGGTTTATGAAGGGGGATGACGTATGAAAAAGATCAATTACAAGCGTCGTTGGGTCCTTTACCTCGCCGGCCTGTCCGTCCCCAGCATCAAGCTCCGGGAGCAGTCCATCAAGAAGCACCGCGAGGTCCAGATCATGGCGGACCGCTTCATGCAGGCCCAGGAGAAGCTCCTGGACGCCCTCTGGCGCTCGAAGGACTGGTCCCGAGCCCTGTCGGACGCCGACTCCGCATTCATCGCCTTGATCGTGAGAAGGGGGCAGCTCCAATGAAGCGCTACGTCGTGAAGAACGGTGAGCTTTTCTGGGCCAAGGAGCGCCTGGGCTACCACTGGACCCCGGTCCTTAAGGACGCCCGGGCCTACCCGAGTCCTGGAGGGGCGAAGCAGCTCATCCGCAAGCTCGTGAGATACACGGGCCTGGTCTGGGGGATGCAGGTCCTCCCCGTGTGCGTGGACCGCCTGGGGCGCGTGAGGAGGCTTCCGGCATGAACTGGTCACCGCAGCAAGAAGATGCCCTCCGCAAGGTCGAGGCCTGGCTGAACGACCCGCACAAGAAGCAGTTCTTCCGCCTGGATGGGTTCGCCGGCACCGGCAAGACCACCCTGGCGAAGCACTTCGCGGAGTCGGTGAACGGCCCGGTCTTCTTCGCGGCCTACACCGGCAAGGCCGCCTCCGTGATGGCTAAGAAGGGCTGCCATGGGGCCAGCACCATCCACTACCTGATCTACCGGTGCGTGGGCGAGAAGGGCCGCCGGCTCATGTTCGAGCTCAACTCCTGCTCCCCCATCACCAGCGCCGTCCTCGTGATCATCGACGAGGTCTCCATGGTCGGGGAACGCATGGCCCGGGACCTCCTCTCCTTCGGGGTCCCTGTCCTGGTGCTCGGGGACCCGTTCCAGCTCCCGCCCGTGGGGAACGAGGATGGCTTCTTCATGCGCGGGGCCCCGGACGTGCTCCTCACCGAGGTCCATCGCCAGGCCCTCGACTCCCCGGTCCTCCGGCTCGCCACGGACATTCGGGAGGGCCGGGCCCGGATCGAGCACATGAGCCTCGAGGAGGCCGACAACGACGTGGACCAGTGGCTCGTGGGCATGAACACCACCCGTGGCGCCATGAACGACGTCCTGCGCAGGGCCCTGATGGGAGACAGGGGCCCGCTCCCGCAGGTGGCTCTACACGGCCGTGACCCGCGCTGCGAAGGAAGTGAGGCTGTATAAATGAACCTCGCGGAAAATGCCAAGGAAATCTCCCGCGTCAAGGCCCTCATCAAGGACCTCGACGCCCAGCTCCGGCTCAATCGCCGGCTCCTCGAATACCTGGAAAAGGTGAAAAAGGAAATTTTGGACGAGTTGAAGAGGTAAAAATGAACCATCCAGGCGTCGAATGGGACGAAAACCTCGGGTGTTACGTCAAAAACAAGATGATGGAGGCCTACGAGGAGTTGAATAAGCTGGAAAAAGGTGCCCTGATCATCTGGGTGCTTGGGTTCATGGTCTGGGCCCAGACGGGACAGGATCCTGAACGGTTGCAGAGGCTGCGGAATGGGGAATTGACGTAAAAATGCGAGACTGGAAGGCAGAAGAAGAGGCCCTGCGGAAGAAAATGTTGGAAGACCCGGCGTTCGCGGAGAAAATCCGCCAACAAAGGAAGGAAAGGTCACGAACCTGGCGGGCCAAACACCCAAAAGAGAGCGCGAAGCGGTGCCGGGACCGATACCATAGAGGGGATGCTGCCCGAGAAGCAGCGAGGGAGGAAAAATATCAGAGAAAAAAGGCACAAGAAGAGGAAAGAGCAAGACAAAAAGAAGAACGTAGAAGGGCCAGAAAAATCTTGTCCTTGAAGACCGAGTATTCAAGACTTAAAAGAGCCTCCTGTAAGGCAAGAGCCAAACAAAGAGGATGGGAATTTTCACTTTCTTTGTCTTTTATACAGTCAAGAATAGACTCTGGCGTATGTGAAATTTCGGGCATTCCCTTCGACGTGTCTCCTCCTGAGAAACACGGAGTTCGAAGGTGGAACTGCCCTTCCATTGACAGGATCGACAGCTCCAAGGGCTACACTGAGGACAACTGTAGGGTCATCCTCTATTGCCTGAACATGGCGTTCGCTGACTGGGGAGAGGACGTGTTTCGGGGCGCGGTCCTGGCTTGGCTCAGAAAAAATCCTGGCCAGGAAAAAATTTAGTTCCCAGGAAAAAAGTATACGGTAGAACGTATTCCGATGAAAAACAGGCATTGTAAATCGTCTTAAACCTCATTACGATCCTGCGCAATCGCCGTAGCAACCCCCCTCCCCGGGGACATATTCTTAAAAAAGCACTAGTCCTTGCCCGTATAGTGTCGAGCGCATCATTGAAAACAAAGACGGGCGCGGGAGCGAGGGAAAACGCTCTCAAAAACGCGCACCTATGATCGGGCCACGTTCCCAGGAACTAGACGCGGAGCAAGAACTAGCACAAGGCTAGCGGCCGCTCCCTGGATCGGTTCGCAAAAGGGAAGGGAGCCGGTAGGACCGGCGGCAAGCCCGATCTAGTGTGGTCTTTGAAAATTGACGGAGAACCTACCGGCCGTTTGTAAGCCGGAACAGGCGCCCTTGGGGTAAGGGAAAAAAGCCTCACCAAAAAGGAGACTCAAAATGGAATTCATCGAAAGATTCAATCAGATACGTTTCAATCTGGAATTCAGAAGCATGGGGGAAGCGGCAAGGCGCCGCGCC